ACCAGCATCAACAGATCCATCAGACCATGAAGATGCAGTATTGAAGGCTTGGTTTCTAAACCAAACAGCATCAGAGCTTGCTCGGTTAATGCCGCCAACGGTTCCAGTAGTAGGAGTTGTTGAAACGTGCGATGCCAAGCCAGCCATCTGCAAGCCGCCAGAGCCGGTACCGGCAGATAGAACGCCTTCATGGAATTTGTTCATCTGGGTTGACTCAAGCACTTTAAATTTGCTTGAAATGATTGGGATATACTGCTCTGGGCCATCATTCTGATACTGTTCAGCCAGGGTGAATACAACCGAACCAAGCAGGTAAAACCAGCTAAATTCAGCAGCATCTAGGATATTCTGGTCTGTTAATGCAACAGCCCCAGATGGTCCTACCCAGTCTACGGTATCGTTCTGATCCGAGAGTGCTTCTTCTACCACGGAGCGACCACCAGAGACGCGACGAACGCCTCCGTGTTCTTCCATGTGCTTAATGACCGGCAAGTTGTCGCGAACGGCATCTTTTGCCTTTTTGCTTCTACGTCTGCCAGTCGCGGTGACTAATTGTCCTAAACCTACGTCTGCCATGTATTATTTATCCTCGTAATAATTCCTCCAGGGCTATTCGAGCAGATTGCTCTGGAGTTTCGTTTGCTGATACAGCAATTTCAGATTTTGTCGCTGGCATTGCTTGACTTGTTCTGCCACGCACTGAAACAGGCTGGATCACTCTATTTTGTGATTGATTATTACCGGCAACGAGTCTGGTTTGATTAAGTCCGTTGGAATTTCCTTCAGAATAGGGCTTACCGGTTAAATCTGCCCAGGCTTTTTTTAGTGCCTGTGCTGCGGTAATGCCAGGAATAGTTCCAAGGTACGCAGAAACCAGTGGTTCTGTGCGCCTGAGAAAATCGCCATCATGTAGTTCAGGGTATTTGTACTGACCTACGGCGTTCTTCTCATTCACTACTGTTTCAAATTCTGAAACAGTTTTAGCTACTGCCTCCTGCTCTTGCTGTTGTTTGGCTGTAGCTTTTTCGGATTCTATGGCATTTAGTCTCTTTTGCAAAGCCAGAAACTCAGGGTGCCCTGAAATATTTGCCAGCTGGCCCTGACTTGGCGCTCCATCATCATCAGCAAGAGTTTCTAAGTTAATCTCTAAATCATTCGCAAGTGCTTTAAATGCCGCAACTTTTGTTTTTGGATCTGTAAGTTTTTGCTGCGCTGCGCAAAGTGCAGCAAGGCCAGCAGAGAGAGTGAACCCCCGTTCTGCAAACACACCGGCAAAGGGCTGCACGGCTTCTTTTATCGCCCTGGTTTCTTGTAATTCTCTCGATAGTTCTTGCTGCGTTCTTGTAAAGTGCGCTTGATGCTCTTTGAACATCCTAGCAACAGCTGGCTTAAGCTGCTTGGGTAGCTTGTTAAAAAGCTCCTTTTCCTTGGCGCTTAATCGCTGCGGTGGTTCAAAATCAGCTGAATCTGGCTGCTGTTGCTGCGCTTGGGCTTCAGTTCTAACTACCTTTACTTGCTTTTCATCAGACTGGCCCTCGGTGGCTGGGGCGTCTTCTGATTGCGCACTTTTATCCCCATCAATCGCGTTTTTCTTGAGTTCTTCAAGCGCTGCCCTAGCTGACTGTTCAGGCGTTTCATCTTTGGCTGGCTCCTCTTTGGCTAAATTTTTAGCATCTTCAACAATGGCATCAACTTCAGATGCTTCATCTTCTATTGTACCTTCATTTTCTAATACGGACTCTTGATTTTCCATTTTCCTCTCCAGTTTCTTCGTTCACGTTCATGCACAGCTTTTTCTTCTTCAGAGAATTGAACCCGATCATATTTAATGTCGTAGTAACTTTTCTCTATATCTTCTTTAATTTCCTTATCAATTTCCTCCTGGCTCTTGCCCTTGGCCCGCTCTGCATCTTTGAGATGCTCGCCACCAGTTTCTCTAAACCCATGTTCTTTTAAATGCCTCCTGTAGGCAGATTTACTCGTAAAAACTTTGCCCTCTGCTGTTGCATGGCTAACAGTAGGCTCAATTTCATCTGTAAATACTGCTGGCGCATCTGCATTCAGCTTTCTTGGCTTCTCGCACGGAATGAGCTTCTTTGATTCATCATCGAATCGAAATCTGCCCCGTTCTCCAGTCCCAAAGCTAAGAGTTTTCTTCTTGGGTGCCATTTTTTACGAACTTTGCCATCAGTTTTTCAAATGACTTCGCCGGTGCCGCTGACTTGCCATCAGCGCCAAGCAGTCTGGTTTTTTCTACCGTCTTTTCAAACCCAACCATTGCAAGCGCATCATCTGGATTTGGATTATTATGCGGCTGCACTACATTGAATGTCATTTCGTATGCCGTTTGGGCAAAATGCACTAGCGTTTTCATCGGCAGTGCGCAGATCAGAGAATTTCCTTCAATCTGGATTTCTACTGCTGGCACTTCCATCTTGATTGGTGTAGCTCCGTCATCTGGAGTTACTTTGACTTGCATCGTTTTGTGCATGTTATAAAGAACGGCTGCTAAGATAGCGACCGGCGATATGTGTACCTGTTGCGTTCCTGGTGCTTGTTGCATATTAATCAAATAGCCCTAAAAGTATTTTAATTAAAAAGTTATCTTCTTCTTCACGCATCCGTTTTAACTTCATTCGAGCGCGATGAAGAAATTCAAGCCTGTGCAAATCAGCATCTACCGGCACAGCTTGGACGGTCTTTTCTTCTTTCTTAACCTGATAAACCTTTTTCCTTTTCCGCTTAGGGGCGACAGGAGCAGTTTCGGTTTGCCACCTATCTGCCCTGGCCCCATAGAACGGTTTTAAGAACAGAAGCAGCACTATTTTTTCTCGGCTTCTTTTACTACTGGTGCTGGAACTTCTAGTGCCTTAACTCTTGCATTCAGCTGATTTATCACTTCGCTTAGTTGCTTTAATGCTGGCTGTACATCAGCAGCAGTAAGAGCTTTTGGCATCAGGTTCAGGTGAACCGCAGCGACAAATAGAAGAACTAGCAAAAGTACTAGCCTTTCAAATGACGGTAATGGTATGTGCATATACATTTCTCCTATAAAAAATCATGGCCCTTTCATCATGCCGTTACTGATGATGCTGGCATCACCGCCGTCAGCATTGATTCCAAAAGCCACACCGTACCAAGTGCGACTGGCTGAGAGTGACCAGTTAATTACGCCATCGCCGCCCATATCCTGAGTCGATACCAGCGCCCTAGTCGCGTTAGTGCCTGAGCCCTGACTTGCATTAACTCTGCTTGTTTCGCCAGAACCCACTGTTGCGGTGCTAGCGCCAGCAGCTAAATCGACGGTATAGAATCCTATGCCAGCAGCTCCGCTTGATAGTGTTGCAGATACACTTGGAGTGGTTGATGAGCCGTTGTTGGTTGCCACGGTTCCATTACTGACTGTGCCAGTAAATCCAATAACAGAGAGCCTTGCCGCCACACCGAATCCAGAGGCAGACTCCCAAATACATTCAAGCCGCTTAGTGCCTTTATCGGGCTTGTAAATTACAAAGACGTTTAAAAACGGACCAAAGCCCTCATTGGCGATCTCGGTCATATCGACACCCGCATAAGTGCAGGTGATGTTAAAATCTAGCCCGAGCGATTCGCCCCAGTGGACTCCTACAAAAAGTACATCTGTATGTGGGCTAACGGCGATATTGCCAGCCATCGTGAGGTTAACGCCGTCATCGAGCATTGTCGGAGATGTGCTCGTGGAATAGCGGTAGAACGTGCCGCCATAGGCCGTGTTAGCTACTAGCAGCAGCAGTGCTAGGATGCAGTTTGATAGTATGTGCACGTTACGTCCAATGCTCCAGTTGTGGGTGCGCCAGAAGTTATTCGCAAATCATCGCCATCGCCGCCTACTACGATAATGCCTGAGCCATCGCCAACAACTAAGCCACCGCCAGGGGCCACGCCAGGATGCGAAAGTGCGACAAGTGAGGTGGTTGGAGTAGTAGTTGAGCCAAGTCCGATTCGCACGGCTGTGTTAACCGTCGTTGCGTTTGAAACGGTCGCGTGACAGCTAGTGACGACGATCTTAGTCCCAGTGCTGATTGTGACCAGTGCCGTATCGGTCTGAGCCGAAGTATACTGCGCTCTAATAACCGTGGTAGCGGGTGAGCCAGCAATGACGAAGGGTAGGCCTTCGCGATTAGCATAGAGCCTAGTAACGTCTGCATCAGCTACGGCGGTTGGCAGTGAGCCATGAGCCTTAGTTCTAGCGCCTAGAATTATCGGGTTATTTGTTGTCGTGTCGGCTGTGTCATGGGCCAGCTCGCCCTGAACCGTCCAACCAGTATTGCCAGCATTTGCGGCAGACCCCTGCGCGACCATCGCATGGCCTGAGCCGTTCATTAACAAAGAAATAGCACTCGTAGGAGCGCCCACAGTATCGACACCGCCGATGATAACAGGCTGCGATCCATAGGTAGCTGCATCAGCAGCACCGACCACTGGAAGAACTGGATTGATTACAGAGACAGCGGAAGTAAAACCTGTAGCAACGGCTTTAACCGATATTTCTGCCACTTGTGGATAGGTTGCGCCCTGGGCTGTGGCTCCGTTCTGATACACGAAGTAGACATAGCGACCGCCCAAAGGCAAGAGCTTTCCCGCTGTCGGATTGCCGTCTGTTAATACGTTATAAACAGCATAGTAGTTAGTTAGGCCAGAGCCATCGCCTGGATCGTTATAAGCAGTGTTTGCACCATCGCGGCTCCACATTGCATAAAGCACGCCAGAGGTTGCGCCAGGACTGTTATCCACTACGGAAACCAGAATGTTTCCATAGCCGTTTAAATCGTAGTACGAGCCGCGAGAGCCAGTTGGCGAGAATACTTTATAGGCATTAGCTCCAAGAGCTGCGCCCCCAGTAGAGGCGAAGTCGGCCAGCGTTTTCGCTGGAATATTTGCAATAGTGCCGCCGCCAGAGGAGGGCTGCGCTGTTGCTACTGAAGCACAGAATAAAAGTGCAGCTAGAAAAATTCGCTTTATCATGTTGCCTCGTAAACATCCAAGCTCAAGCTGCCACCACTTGCTTGATAGCCTCTAATTTCTTGAGCCGTTTCAAACTTAAATACAGAGCCAGGAAGGAGTGGTATGCACTGCTCTGGAACCGCAGCTGCGCCGATTTCTATCCAGAAAGTCTCTGCGTTATTGTTGATAATGAAGCTGCCAGAGGCTCTATTGGCATTAGCCGCTATTAGTGATGTGCTGCTCGCTGTTGCTACTGTTGGCCTCGTGTGGGCATAAGCAACTAGCCCACCGCCAGAGACAGGCACTTCGGTCCAAGGCTCGCCATCAGTGCCAGCCAGAATAACATGCTGCACATTTTCATCAGATGCAGTCTTCGTGGTACGAACTTTATATTCGCCCAGTACGAAGTTCCAAACCTTTTGAAATGTGCTAGGCATATTATCCTAACGGTAGCAGTCCTGACGGTGCCTGACCTGGGGCTTCTTCAACTTCTAGCTTTGTGACTGTGCCATCTTCACGAATTATTGTAGCTGTCTTTTTCCCCGGCTTTGGCATTTCAATATTAAAATTCATTGGCGGCATGGCCGGTGCTGCTACTTGAATTATCTTTGGCTCTGGCGCCTGTGGTGGATTAGATGATTCGATTTGCATCCGAACGCCTTCAAGGTCAGCCTCTTGCTTTAATCTCATTTCCTCGAGCATCGCTTCCTGGGCATTGATCTGTGCCTTAAATTGTTCAATGGCTATGCGCTGGTTTTCCTGCATCAGAAGCGCCTCGTCAAGAGCAGATTTCATCTGAAGTTCATACTCAGACAGCCGGTTTTCGCTCTGTGCCTTAAATGTCTCAATCTGGGCATGAACGCCCTTGATATCCAGCTCTCTTGCAGCCAGGGCAGCATCAACTTGCTGCTTCTGCGCTTGGAGCTGGTTCTTCTGCCCTGCAACTTCTACCTTAAGCATTTCCACATTCGGTTCAGGTGGTGGCGGTGGTGCTTTCCTTCTCTTTTCCAAATCAGATACGGCACGTTTTATCATGTTCTCTGCTTGGCTAGATCCGCCCATGCTTTCAAGTACAGCAAGCAGCATGGAAAGGGCAGTCTGCATAAATTCATAATTTTCAATCGAGCCGATAGTAGCCAGCCCTTGAATCACTGTATCTGCAATCATCTTCTGCCGGGCCATCTCCCTTGCTTCATCTCTGAAGGAAGTAGAATCAGTTTCAAAATCAATTGATACTAATCTGGTTTCATCATCCTTCAGCCTAGCCAGCGCTTCTGGGAATAGCTCATAATGGCTTGGCTTGGCTGGTGTACCTTGAGGATTTTCTTCTGATGGCGGCTCTGCTGGTGTACCCCTTTCAAAGAATTCAAGGCCTACAATCTTGGCAATCTTATCTGCGCTAAAAACTTTCAGCGCCATATCAAGCATTCCCTGGGCTAAATCCCTGGCCAGGTCTACCATTTGCTTTTTATTGTACTTGAATCGGTCATGGGCTGAATCAGCTGCAATGTTCTGCCCGGTAGCAGTTTCTTCGGGGTTTAAAATGCCACGAAGGATTTCTGGAACGCCAATCCACTCGTAGAAATTATTCTTGAAGTGATTCTCCAGCTCGATGGCTTCTGCAATTGCATCAACTAATTCTTTAACCGGCAAATAGTGGATACATTCCTCAATGCCGCCCTTATCCAGAATGTCAGCAAGCTCAGATACAATGATAAATTCTGCGCTTTTCAGATTATTCAATGCAGCTACAACTTCAGCACTAAGGCCATAGACTAAGGCTCTGCGCTTAACAGCATCGACTAAAGTAAAGACACGTTCATATAATTTATTCAGCTGGTTTGCTGTAGATTCTAGGTAAACAAATACTGGAGTTGGATATAGGCTCTTGCGCCTTCTGTTCTGCAAGGCAAATTTCGGGCATGGGAAAAAGTTTTGCAGCTGATATGGATCATCTTCAACTGCCAGGAAATCATCTTTGTAGCTCTCACAAACCCAGTAAATCTTCTTTGATTTCTTGCAGTAGATTTCATACCCGTGCAGCTGAAGTCCTGGGCTATCTACATCTGTTTCCTTGCCATCATCATCAGAATCAGCGTTAGAATTACCAAAATAGCCTGATTTAACATATGGCAAGCTCTTGGTACCATCTGGGTTGAATCTGGCTTCTGCTTCTTCTTTATCTAGGCAAAATTTAAATCCAATCTCAGTAATTTCATCGAAGGTCTTTGCTTCAGGGCTGTGGATAACTTCATCAAACGGGGCAGGGGCAGCAAAGACTCGCTGGCTTCTCTCATCAACAGCCTCTTGCTCATAGAAGAATTGGCCTTCAGCCTCCAGGACTTCACCGCCATAAACTGAGCCGTCTTCCAGCATAAATTGGTTTTCAATCTTGGTCAGCGGAACTCTTTGGCTAGCATTTGTAGCTGTATAAATGATTTGCGCAGTGGCTTTGGCTGCGTGCATAAAGTCATTGCGAGCAGCAACCATGGTGTCATCAAAATTGCCATTGTCGATAAGGTACTGCCCAAGCCGTTCAGCAATTAGGCCCATAGTTAAAGCCAGCGGGTTCTCTATTCCGTATCTGCGCCGAGCAATTACTTTCGGAGTTCTGGAATAATAGGCTGGCTCAACTGTGGTACTTGCTACCCAATAAATCGGATAGCTGGCGTGACCGGCACCAGTAGTATCATCAGTAGATCGCTTAGAATCCAACTCATAAGCAGCATAGGCAGCCTTGCTATCTTTCCAATGTAGATCGGCAGCCTTCTTTGCAGCAGTTACCCATTTAAGCCAATAATTTACTTTGCTTCTACCAGCAGGGGTATTTTCATCGTCCGTAGCTGCTGCTGCATCGACTTTCTTATCTTCGGGTAACATATGGGATTGTGCTGTTATGTTGGTTTAATTGAGAAACAATGGAATTGACTGTGTGGCGCTTATTCTTATCTCTGTAATCTGGCTCTGTGATTTTTTCAGCATCTCTAACCAGCGGCCTAACTGTATGGGCTAATCGTGCAGCATCGCAAACGTGCGTTGCCTCGCCGTCCTCCTGCGCATCTTCTGAATTTGTCTCATGATAGCCGAGTGCTGGCAAGTAAGTTCTTAAGTATGTGCAAGATTGTTGGATGTACAGCATCGGAATTCCTTCGATGCCCTGAAGTCTGGATCTGATTTCCTTCCAGCCGAATATTCTTGCGGTATTTCCAAGAGTTAGTGGCGCTCCGTTCTCTCTGAAGTCATCAGCCATTGTCCACTTGGTGCCGTTCTTCTTATGCCCCCTATCTGCAAAAGGATAATTATCTGAGAAGGTTAGCCCACAGGTGGTTTCTTGCGTTCGCTTTACGATTCCTTGCGCGATTAGTTCATTGGCAAGGTGGATTCCTTTTGATGGATCTTCTTCATCACAGCCGTACCATTCCCGGTAACATATTAAAGATTCTCTTGGAAACCAGCGCTGATTGCCATTCTCATCTGTAAATTCTTGCCCATCGCTGACGCACCACCACAGGGCGGCGAAAGGCTCTGCGCTGCCCCAGTCAAAGGTGCGAAATTTAAACCAGTGGTTTGGCGGAATGAAATTTGGCACAGCATGAAGGTCGTCATTATACTCTTTGAAAAAATCACCAGCAGGGGCAGACCAATCGCCCTCGATTAGTGCCTTGGCTCTTGCTTCACCTAGTGGAAGTAATCGTCGCTTCTGCGCAATCGGATCTGCGCTTGGATTATCTGAAACTTTGCTTGGAATAAATTGGCGAATAAAGCCGCCCTCATTATCTGGTGCTTGCCAAATATCAAAGGGGTTTCTGTTCTCAATCCACTTTCTTCTGAAATAGCTAAGGCTAGGCCCTTCTGGGTTGGTGGTGTAGAACATTCTGGGAAATAGCTCCCGGCGCTCTTGCTCAGAGAAATGTGCATAAAGTTTTTCTAGCTGCTTTGGCAATGCATCCTTCATCTGCTTTGGCATACGGCACCAAGCCCTGAGTCCGTCAATGTGGTGCTTTGGTATCTGCCCTGCCTCATCAAGCCAGATAACGTGCTTTTCTCGCCCGATGTGCTTCTCTAAGTCCTTATTCAGCAGCAAGCCATGCAGCTGAATGATTGAGCCATTCCAGAATTTGATTTCGTTCTCTGTGATTGTAACCAGCTTGTCTTGTTTCCATTGACGCAGCATGACATGGAATGAAGTCGGGCCTTCCATGTGATTGGAAATTACATCGCCGTAATACTTTCGGAAGATGTAGCACTGAAGGTGCGGAATAGCAGAGCACCAAGCAATTAAAAAGAATCTGCCAGCAAAGCTCTTGCCTCCTTCAGATGCACCACCAAAAAGTAGTTCAGTTGATTTGGAATAAAAGGCCAGTGCTTGCCTAGGATATAGGCCCCATTCATTGATGATGCTACGACCGGCAGCTGCTTCTTTACTTAGAGTCGCTGCCCGTTCCGATCTTGAGGATGTTGACATGGAATTCAGGAATCAATGGCGCACCGTTCTTGCCTGTATGTTCAATTTCTTGCTTCTCTTTCCAGCCCATTCTGCACTTGGCCCAGAAGATTGCGGCAGTTAGATTTGTTTGCGCTTGCTGGTACAGGAATCTGCCGACTGTGGCATTGGCTTTGATTGCGCCAAGCTCCAATTCTTCGGGAAAGTATTTGCGCAGAGTCTTTTCGTCGCAGCCAATCACCTTTGCAATATCTTTCTGAGGAACCCCAACAGCAGCCATTGCTTGAACTAGCGACCGATCTTTATCTGTGGGACTAAAGGGCTTTTGTGCCATTGCTTTCCTTTTCTAAATGGAGCGCACCGGTCGGACTTGCACCGCCATCTTCCGACTGGTGAGTCGGCTGTTCTACTCTTGCACTAGGTGCGCACTTTTTCAGCCAGTAAATATATTTTATTTTTCCAGCTGTTTTGATTTTCTTTAAATTTGGATCAACTGCTTTTTTCAACGTCTTTATGCTTCTAGTTCCATACTTCGATCCGACTGTGCGAGGATGTACTTTTTTGCCAAGAAAGAAATAATGTTCATCAAAACATTCGCCATCTTTTATGAAGTTGCTTGCTTGATATATCTTGCCTTCGTGCCCCTGATCTCGATCGGCATACGAAACGACCAGCGCCAGTCCTGGGCAAAGTTTCTTGACCATTGATAATGCAATTTTTATTAGTCTGCTGACTGGCGTTGCATGTTGTCCCAGTGCGATTCGCACAAGCTCGCAAGCCTCGTTTTTTTTTAATCCATATGGTCGAGCCAGATTCATATTTGCCCCGATGCCGAAAAGTATGCAGCCAATAAACTTTTTATTTTCCCAGACCCCGATCTTTATCAACTTACTACTTGGCATAGAGCGAGAATAGTGCCAGCGCATAACAGCATATTTGGCTGCATCGTAGCTGCACCAGTCAAGGCGTAAATCTATGTCCACATTCTGGGCACTCTGCTTGCTTTGGTTCATCTAGCTTTCCTTGATCGTCAATCGAGCCTGGTTCAAAATTTATTTCTTTAAGACTATCCAGCCCCCAATCAGCCAGATCAAGGCCGGAGTCCTCGAGCGAATCGAGTTCCAAGTTCAGATTATCAAAGTCCCAGAGCGAATCATTCTGTAATTTGTTATCCAGAATTCTGTACGCTTTCTTCTGTACTTCGGACAGGTTGCTTTTTTTATACACAGGAACAAACTGGAATCCGAGATGCTGCG